ACTGTTGATACCAGTTACAGCTGGCCAACTTGTTTGCCATGTTGTTGCTACGAATGTTGAGTTGTTAACATTCGATGTGAATGCTGTTTCACCTGCTGAACCAACTTGAACCCAATTTCCGTTTGTATTTTTATAATACATTGTATTCATATCTAGTCTATCTAATACGACACAATATGAACCTTTGGAACCTAGGCTCGGTTTTGGAGTTTCACCGTCGGCACCTACTGTATTATTTGCACGATTTGAAGCGTCAATAATAATAGGTTGTTTGTTAGCAAATGTACCTGTTGCAGAGTTCCATTCAAATAAACCAAATAGTGTATTTGAACTGTCTAACCAATATGAACCATCTGCGGGAGGACCAGCCGGTGCACTTGATTGGGCTGTTAACTGACTTAGGTCAACGTTAGCACGAACAACGTATGCTTTAGAACTTACACCTAGTAAGCTGTAAGCGGCTTGTAGACCGTATTCGTTAAGTTCACCACCGTTGATTGGATTACCTTGTGTATCTGTATAGAACACAGGAGTTCCGAATTTATCTGTCAAGTCACGTTGACTTGTGATTGTGTATACTTTTCCAACATTAGATGGATCTGTTCCAACTGCTAGGCCTGTATTTGAGGCGTTTGATTTGTTTGCGGCGCTGGCCACAATAACTAGAGGTACTGTACCAGGGGCCGCTGGTGTATAGAAACTCTCATCTATAACTGTTACGCTTACGCCCGGTGATTGTAATGTTTTTGCCATTTACTAACTCTCCCAATAATGGTTTTATCAGAAGTATTTAGTGTGTATTGATAATTTTGCCCATAAATATCTATGAAAAAGGGCACCTAAAAGGGCGGGGTATGATTAGATCTCTATGTAAAACGTGCGGCAAACGACCAGTTGCGGTTAATTATCACAAGGATGGCAAAACATTCTATAGGAGCACGTGCGACCATTGTGCAAGGAGTAGAGATATTGGTCGACCTAAATGGCAAGCCTCGGGCTATAGGTTAAAAGATACTTGCGATAGATGTAGCTATACCAGCAAGTATTTAGAGCAGTTTGATGTTTACTATGTAGATGGTGATCCTAGTAATTGTAGACTGTCTAATTTAAAAACAGTATGCGCTAACTGTCAACGCATACTGCATAAACTCAAGCTACCATGGAAACGGGGAGATCTCCGACCAGATTTTTAACCTGATCGTATAAGTCATCGATGCTACCATTATTGTCTAGTATAGCATCAAAGTCTGTTCCTACCCATGCTGTTTCTGATGCATGGATCCCTGTTTTTTCTAATCTATGTTTACTGGTTGCCCATGTTAAATTACCGTTCGGGCCTTGATTTACACTAACTGCGGCATCGTACCATTCGGGCTCTAGCCCGCGGACTACACGAACAACAATGCCGCCAGCGGCTTTAATTGATTTAATTTCATTAGGAAAACGGCAGTCACTAATGACTATGTCATCTTTCGAGTTGCGTAGTTTATTCTCTAATGCGGCAATCCAAATATCGTCATGGAAGCCTTTGCGACAAACTTCAGTTCCCCAGTATTGTAATACCCAACGTGGTGTTAAATGAGGCATACCTAAACGTTCTGCCCACCACGGATCTACTTGTTCTCGCCATTCGCGGGCTGATTTAGTTCGCCCCTCTAACATTGTACGGTCCCAGCCGAACACTTGAGCAACAGCATCTTTGAGGCTGTTAGCAAAACTTTCTCTTCTAAATTCGTGGAAATTTGTTAGATAGTCGGCAATAGTATCTTTGCCCGACCCAATAAAACCGCACACACCTATAATCATAGTATCCCCCAGTCGATACTATATTTTATTACAACTGTGTTACGAAGTCAACTGTTTTTGGTTAGCCGACTACAAACCACATTGGTTTTTCGCCAGTTTGATAATTTTGGATTTCTATATCTAGTTTTTCAATCATCTGTGCGCCTTCGGTTTTTAATTGAGTACCGTTTAAAGTAGTACCACCTTGTGGGCTGGTAATTTGATTGAACTTTTCACGTGCTTCGCCGAGCATGAGTTTGCAGTTTGCAAGAGTATAATCTTTAACCCATATACCTGCATAGGGGTCATCTAATATAGCAAAATCTGGGCGATAATTATACAACCATAATAGTACAGTTTCCTCGCCACGTGGACGTTGCATGATTGTCAATTTGCGTGTTTGCGGATGATATGTAAATTGAATGTAACTACCGAACATTTTACCGACCATCTTTTGATACTGTGCAAAAGAGTAATAGGTTGCTAAACCGCCCATGTTACTAGACGACAGCAAGTAGGTATTTGTGTAGGCCAAGTTAAATGGCTCAAATAAACTGCCTCCATCACCGCCACCTGTTCTACTACCAATACTTCTACGGAAAACATCACGGACTTCGATAACTTCGTTTCCTAGTATGTATTCATTTTGATCCTGCTCTAATGTCAAATAACCAAAACTTTCTTCTACAGAATTTGCCGAACGCTGTCGGTATTTTGACAGGGCTCTGTCAATTGCTACATTATAGTCTTTTGGTTCTAGTTCAACATCAACCATGCTTGCACCTAAAAATGACTTTACATAGTCAATAATTTGCTGGCGAGCAGGTGTTGTATCGGTTATCGTATTGGGAGTGTTAGCTGTAGTCATATCAATATTTAGCCACTAAATAGTATACTATGCCAAGACTATCCCTTTACCGTCCCGAAAAAGGCAACGATTTTCGCTTTCTAGATCGGGTTATTAACGAACAATTTCAAGTGGGCGGAACTGATATTTTCATCCACAAATACCTGGGCCATGCAGATCCTACAGAGGGAAATGCTACACCAGCGACTCCTAACAATTCTAATCCTATACCAGAATTAGGAATACAGGACGTATTACTCATGGAAAACCGTGATAGACACTACGCACCCGATGTATATATCATGCGTGGAATTTATCAGATGCAAGACTTAGATTTTAATCTAAGCCAATTTGGTCTTTTCTTGAACAATGATAATATCATGTTACACTTCCATCTAAATGGCTGTGTAGAAACACTAGGTCGTAAGATAATGGCAGGCGATGTATTAGAATTGCCCCATTTAAAAGACGAGTATGCATTAGACAGCAGTACCATAGCATTAAAAAGATTCTATGTTGTACAAGATGTTACTCGACCAACTAATGGATTCAGTCAAACTTGGTACCCGCATTTGGTTCGTTGCAAATGTGCTCCTCTAGTCGACAGTCAAGAGTACGCAGAAATACTGGATGCAAAACAAACAGATTCAAACGGTAATCCTACTAATCAAACCTTACGTGATTTGATTTCAACATATAATATTAGCATTGCCACAAATAATGCTGTCCTACAACAAGCAGAATTAGATAGTCCTGCTCATGGATTCGATGACAGTAATTTATATGTTATTCCATTGCAAGCAGATGGTACTGTTGATACACAAGACGTTAGCGATACTAGTATTGATAACACCAATTGGGATAATCTTGATGCATCTATTGTATTAAGAAGCCCAGACCATACATACTTTGTACAAGGAGCAGGTGAAGGTGGTATTCCGCCTAACGGTGCACCGTATGGCGCCGGTATAGAGTTTCCAAGTAACCCAGCTAAAGGACAATTTTTCTTACGCATCGACTATCTACCTAACACTTTGTTTAGATTTGACGGTGCTGTGTGGATTAAATTTGAAAGCAATGTGAGAATGACCTTAGATGACTTCGGTGCGCAGGATGTTGCACCAGGTACTGCATTCGCTGGAAAACCAATAAGACAAACACAGCTTACTGGATATATTAACAATTTAAGTACTTCAACTATTGCAGGTAGTACTGTTCCAGAAAGACAAAGTTTAAGCAAAGCATTAAAACCAAAGGCAGATAATTAATGGATTATTTTTATGACGGTCAGTTGAGAAGATACCTAACTCAGTTTATGCGAGTTATGAGCAATTTCTCATACAAAGATTCTAAGGGCAATATAATACAGATTCCTGTTCGCTATGGAGACATGAGTCGTCAAGTCGCACAGATCTTAAACAAGAATAGTGAAAATACTATTCCTAATGCTCCATTTATTAGTTGCTATATTAAGAATCTAAAAATTGCACGTGAACGATTGCAAAATCCCTATTACGAAAATACGTTGAACGTTCGAGAACGTGCAACTCAATACATGGATCAAGATCCTAGCAGTCCAACCTACGGACAAATAGTAGAAGGTGAGGCAAATACACAAGGTGCAAACTATACAATCAATAGATTGATGCCTACTCCTTATGATTTAGAATTCCAAGCAGACATATGGAGTTCGAACACAGAACAAAAACTACAGATACTTGAGCAGATATTGGTATTATTCCGCCCTGCTATGGAGATACAAACTACCGCAAACTTTGTTGACTGGACTAGCTTGAGTTATTTAGAGTTGTCAGATCTTACTTGGTCTACCCGTGCTATTCCGCAGGGTGTAGAACAGGATATAGATATTGCCAATTTAGGATTTACAGCACCTATATGGATCAGCACACCTATCAAAGTAAAACAGTTAGGTGTTATTACAAATATTATTTCTAGAATATTCGTAGAACCCACAGGTACTATATCGGAAAGTCCATACGATGATGGTGCGTTCTTTAATGGCCGTACCCCTACTGCTATTGCAGGTCATGATTTAAAAAATCTAAATGTTATAGTGTTGAACAATGTAGCAACATTAGGACCGGGAGTCAGCTGGTACAAGATTCTAGATGCGTATCCAGGAACTTTCACAGCAGGAATAAGTCAAATAAGATTTTCAAAAGATTTAGAAACAGAAGTCGTTGCTACAATGTCTCTGAATCCAGTAGATGAAACACAAATGATATTGAACATAGATTCGTCTACACTACATACCAACAGTCAAGTGCCTGCTAATAGTGGAAAAACTTACGTAGATGCTATTGTAGATCCAACAAAACTTACAACAGATCTCACGAATGTGGGTATACGCTATTTGATATTAGAAGATATCAATCCTGCATATAGGACACCCGTGTATATTACTAACCCCGGTTATAATTCAGCAGATCCTGCTAGTCCGCAACAGATAGTTAAACTAGATGCTAACGGTAATCCTGTTTACCAAACACTATATCCAGAGGCTGGATATGCTGTACATAATTTTAAAAATGCAGACAACAGCATATTTTCAGCAAATGCAAATGACATCATTACCTGGGACGGAACCAAATGGT